CACAGGATCTGCTGGCTTTACAGGATCTGCTGGTAGTCTTGGATATACAGGATCTGCCGGCGCTACAGGCTTCACTGGATCTGCATCTACAGTAGCGGGACCAACTGGCTTTACAGGATCTGCGGGTGCTGGCTTTACAGGATCGACAGGATCTCAAGGTCCAATTGGCTACACTGGTTCGAGCGGTGGTGGTGGTGGGTCAGTCGGCGGCAGCAGCACACAAATACAGTTTAACGATTCAGGCAGTGCTAATGGGTCAAATAACTTTACATTTAATAAAGGGTCTCGTGATTTATTATTCACAGGCAATTCTGTTAGCTTTTCAGTTTTACCAAATAGCTCCAATGGTTCGTCGTTTAGCAATGGTATAAGTTTTTCCACTGTTAATAGTACAATAAGTTTTACAGCAAATCAACCGGTATATGTCACTGCACAGAGCCTGCAGATGAATAGCACCCCACTTCAATTTTATACTTCCAGCACCTTTAATGGTGCAGTCATGGCCAACGGTGCAGGAATGTACTTTTATACCGCTTCGGGTAGTGGAGCGTTAGATCAGGTTTTTAGTAATGGTGGCACTGAAGCCTTAAGAATAGCTGGTAACACCCGGGTTTTTGTTGGTGGAACAGATGCTAACTTTAACGAACGTCTACAAGTCAATGGCGCCATCAGAATGGTTTCCGGTAACGGAGTGTGGTTTGCTGATGGTACACAACAAACAACAGCAGCTGTTGGTATTCCAGGCGCTGTTTACAATGGTAATACTGTTGTAGTGGGTAATTCATCTACGACATCTATAATAGCCAATACTAATTCTGTTCTACCATATACTATACAAAGCGTTAATGCAGCTAATAATGGATATAGATATGACTACGGCTATAATACGACTAGACAAATACTATCATCTATCACATATCATATGCCACCCTCCGTAACTCATTACGGAGGGAATTCTGCTCTAGATTTTTCTAGATCGGTGGTGAGATTTGACTTGAGTGGCAATATAACTTTCACTTTAAGTAATGTTCCTAGTGCGGTATCGAATGCAGGACAGTTTATTCTATTAATTATTGACCCTGGTAATGGCTATTCTGTTACTTGGCCTACTGTGCAGTGGATAGGGAATAGCGCTCCTACACTTGACAATTATTATGATAACTTAATAGTTCTTTTTTATGATTCTGCAGACTACAACAGCCTTACTGGTTGTTATATTGGTAGCACAGCGTAATGACTATGTTAATGGCAGCAATGATGGCAAGAGCAAATATGTCTGGCGGTCCCGGTCCGACCGGCCCTACAATTGATTATTTCACGTATATATCGGTCGACGGTGGATCCTTGAGTCATTACTCATCTAATCCACCTACGGTCACTAATCTAGGAGCCAATACATTTCAAGTAGTGCAAACATTTTCAATGGGACCGTATAACGGCGCGGGCACCTATACACCTACCTATTTCAGTTTATATACTAGTCCAAATTTATCCTATTATTCTTTTTATTCATCTTCGGGTGATTTTACTGCCAATACTGGATCGCTTAATTGGGATGGTACAACAGCTACATTTACCATTACATCATCTAATACACTACTTACTGATCTCTTAGCCAATACAGCCCCGCCTCCTATTCCTCCAGGTCCTGGCATTGAATACATGAGTGTTTATTCTTATACTCAAAGTTTATATAGCTTATACCCATCTGGGGGTGGTGGATATGGCCCATCATTCTTTTATAAGACTCAGTATAGCTCTGGAAACTATTTAATATACGGTAACCTATCAGGTGGAGGTGGTTCGGACGGTCCTTTTGAGCCTTATAACTTCTCAATACAGGAAGAATATGACCCACCTAATCCGCCTGTCTCTTATAACTTCTACTCTGTGCCAAGTAATCACTTCTCAACGTCAAATGGTTATTATTACAGCAGCAATGGCTATTTCGAGTTTAATCTTGTAACTTCAAACACTGTAATGACCTCACTGTTTGATAACACAACTACAGTTTAAAGGACTAATAATGTACGCAAAAGTTATTGATGGAGAGTTGATTAAGTATCCATACTCAATAGCCGAGTTACGGTTAGAGAATCCTAACGTTTCCTTTTCAAATAGCCCTAATGTAAAAACACTTGAGGCGTTTGATATTGTTATTGTCGAACAACTGCCTCCTGGAGAGTTTGACCCACTAACACAGCAACTTATACCTGCGGCTCCTATCTTTGATGGAGATAAGTGGACATGTGGATGGGATATATCCAATCGACCAGAAGAAGCAGCTGCAGCTGCTATTAAAGATAGGCGCAATAAGGTATTAGCAACAACAGATTGGATTGTAACAAAATCACTGGAAACCAACCAACCAGTGCCTTCAAACTACGTTGTATATAGGCAATCTCTCAGAGACCTTCCAGATCAAGAAGGGTTTCCTTTTGATGTTGAGTGGCCTGTGCTTTCTTCATGATAAATAAAACTCATAATAAGGTTCAACAATGGCTAATCTAGATTTTCCTTCTAGTCCAACAGATGGACAGGTTTATTCAGCATCAGGCAAGTCATGGACATTTAGTTCGGCTGCTGGTGCGTGGAATCTTACGTCATCGGGAGCTATTGGTTATACTGGATCGCAGGGTAATATCGGCTTTACAGGATCTACGGGTGCTGGCTTTACAGGATCTACGGGTGCTCAAGGTCCTATTGGCTTTACAGGATCTACGGGTGCTCAAGGTTCAATTGGATTTACTGGATCATTGGGTGCACAAGGCCCAACTGGCTTTACAGGATCTACGGGTGCTCAAGGTCCTATTGGCTTTACAGGCTCATTAGGTGCTCAAGGACCTCAGGGTACAACTGGCTTCACAGGATCAATCGGAGCAAGAACATACACAGTAGTAAATTCGGGTTCGGGTGCATATGTAATTGATGGTGCTAGTAATCCTACGTTAAATCTGTTACGTGGATTTACCTATATCTTCAATATTAATGCAACCGGACATCCTTTCTGGATTCAAACGGTTTCTGGTGCATATAGTTCAGGCAATATTTATAGTAGCGGCGTCACCAACAACGGAACACAATCAGGAACAGTAGTATTTGCTATTCCTTATGATGCTCCTAACACTCTTTATTATGTGTGTCAAAATCATTCTTCTATGCAAGGCACAATTAATATTAGTGATGTGGGGCCAACGGGCTTCACAGGATCTGTTGGTTCAACAGGCTTCACAGGATCTGTCGGTTCAACTGGCTTCACGGGATCTGTAGGATCAACAGGCTTCACGGGATCTGTAGGATCATTAGGCCGCGCAGGTGGTACATCCTTTAGATATACGTTTAACGGTTCAGCCTCAAACACCGATCCTGGCTCGGGTAAGTTTACAACCAATAACAATACAGTTTCCTTTGTTACTCGCTTTTATATTGATTCTACAACCTTAGATAATGAAGATATATTAGCATACTTAGATGATATACAAAATGTTAGTGGCACTATTAAAGGTACAATATTTGTATATGAACCCAGCAATCTAACAAAGTATTTTATATTTAATATTACTGCTGTTACTGTTCAAACAGGTTACAGAGAAGTAACCGTTGCATATGTTTATTCCCCGTGGGCTTCAATGACTTCTGGAAATGAATATATTCTATCGTTTTCTAGAGCAGGTGCAACTGGTACACAAGGTCCGATTGGCTTTACGGGATCGGCAGGCTTTACTGGATCTGCTTCGACTACTGCTGGACCTACAGGTCCGCAAGGATCAATAGGCTTTACGGGATCTGAGGGTGCTGGTTTCACAGGATCTGCTGGCGCTACAGGCTTTACTGGATCTGCATCTACAGTAGCGGGGCCAACAGGCTTTACTGGATCTGCAGGTTCAACAGGCTTTACTGGATCTGCATCTACAGTAGCGGGGCCAACAGGCTTTACAGGATCTGAGGGTGCTGGTTTCACAGGTTCAACAGGCTTTACTGGATCTGCATCTACAGTAGCGGGGCCGACAGGCTTTACAGGATCTGAGGGTTCAACAGGCTTTACTGGATCTGCTGGCGCTACAGGCTTTACTGGATCTGCATCTACAGTAGCGGGGCCAACAGGCTTTACAGGATCTGCTGGTTCAACAGGCTTCACAGGATCGGCAGGTTCAACAGGCTTTACAGGATCGGCAGGTTCAACTGGTTTTACTGGGTCTGCATCTACAGTAGCGGGTCCGACTGGCTTCACTGGATCTGCTGGAACCGGTGGTGGTGGATCTTCAGTGACAACTGTGATACTTGCAAACGCATCAATTACTGCCGTAAAAGATAACAGATATATTATAGCAAATACATCACTAACTACAATAACACTGCCAGCTACTCCTACGTTGGGAGACAGTCTATATTTTACAGTTGCTAATGGTTTGACAACAAATGTAATTGATAGGAATAGTGAAAATATTATGTCGACTGCAGAAAACCTGACATTAGACGTTAGTAATCTTTCACTTGGTCTTGTGTATGCTAACACTACACTAGGTTGGAGAATCATATGAGTATTTTAAAATACTACAATCCAGTTATTGAAATTGGAGAATACGTTGCTGTTATAACAGGAGCTCCTGGATTCGGAACTACAACTACGTCTGGAAATTTCATTCCTCCCGGTTACTATAACCAATCTGATTATCCTAAACTGTTTGATACAATAGGATTTCAAGAAGGCTTCATGGCTACGCCAAGAACTAGTGGTGCGTCTGGTGCCATTGGCACTGTTTTCTATGCAAATGGACTTTATGTGCTTGGGAGTGAAAGCGCCAGTTTACGTACTTCTACAGATGCTATAACATGGACAACTAGAACTGGAAATGGATGGGCCATAAGATCACTTGGATATGGCCACGGATTGTATTTGTTCGGAGAACAAATTGGTGGCATCTTAACATCAACAAATGGCACTACGTGGACAGCTAGAACTTCAAACCTTAGTGGCAGTGTTAACGGGATTGTATATAATGACGGGTTGTTTGTAGCAGTTTCAGCACAGCCCAACATCTCAACATCGACAAATGGCACTACGTGGACAACTAGAAGTGTCCCGGCTGGTACTAACGCTTTGAATGCTGTTACATATGGAAACGGACTTTATTTAGCAAGCGGAAATGGCGGAAGTCTAATTACTTCTACAGATGGCACTACATGGACAGCTAGAACTTCAGGAACCACTTCAACCATTTCAGCTGTGACATATGGAAATGGATTGTATGTGTATGGCGGTTCTGGCGGCGCTTTAGCTACCTCTACAAATGGAACCGATTGGACTACAAGATCATTTACTTTTACGACTGCGCGGATATATTCTTTAATATATAATAATGGTCTATATGTAGCAGGAACAGACTTCGGTACTATAAACACCTCCACTAATGCTATCGATTGGCCAACTCGACTAAACCTCAGTGGAACGGTTTCAACGTTCTCTTCAGTCACATATGGAAATGGATTGTATGTGTTTGCAGGAGTTGCTCCAGGTAGTGTAAGTGCTTTATATACAAGTACTACAGCAATTCAAATAGAATATTCGCCAAATTATAGTTTAGCAACCCAATTCTCTGTACCCGCTCCTTCTACTAATGCTGCTATCTCATTAACATTTAGTAATACCGCCGGGTTTTCATTTGCGCAGACTACCTTTTACATGAGAGCCAAATAATGTCAAAGTTAACAGATTTTACTACATCTATCGTTGAGCCTATTGGAGCTATAAAGCAGCTTTATATTGCTAATACTGTGAACAAAGCATCTGCACCGTCGACGGCTACAATTTTTCAACAAAATGGGACGTGGTTACTTGCAAATAGTGTGTACAGTCAAGCTGTATATCCTGAGTTATATAATAATATTAAATTATTAAACGCGGCCGGTTTTACACCAAGATATACAACTTTAACTAGCTTTACAACAGTAGCATATGGCAACGGAGTTTATGCTGCATTTTCTCCATTAATTGGAGATGTTACTTCTACAAATGGAACCGATTGGACTCCTCGTACTCCGGTAAAGTTTAGTACTTATAGCGTGAACGCTATTGTATATAGCAATGGATTATATGTCGCAGCTGGCCAGATTGGTCTGATTGCAACTTCTACAGATTCTGCAACATGGACAACAAGAACTTCTAACACAACTCAGAATTTACATGCTATTGCCTATGGAAATGGTCTTTATGTTACAGTAGGTGCAGTAGCTACCATAAGAACCTCTACAGATGGTATTACATGGACAACAAGAACGCATAGCACTAGTAGTACAATAAATGGCATAGTATATGGAAATGGTCTGTATGTATCAGCAGGCAATACCGGCACGATTGCGACTTCTACAGATGGCACTACATGGACTACAAGAACTTCCGGAACTTCTAGTAATCTGTTTGCAATTACATATGGTAATGGATTGTTTTTAGCTGGAGGGGCGGGAGGCGCTTTACGTAGTTCTACAGATGCTATAACATGGGCTACAAGTACTTCCGGAACTTCTAGCAGTATTCTTTCTGTTATGTATGAGGCTGGAACGTATCCAGCGGTTGGCGGGTATTTATTTGGCGGTGCATCCGGCGCATTAAGTACTTCTACAGATGCTATAACATGGACATCTAGATCAACGGCTGCAGGCTTCGGATCCAATTCAGTGAGTGCTTTAATTTATGGAAACTCTTTGTATATAGCTGCTGGTGCAAGCGGGGTTATAAGAACCACTACAAATTTCACAACATGGAATCTTATGGCGACCGGAACAACGAATAGTTGGTTTTCACTTGTATATGGAAATGGTATTTTTATAGCCGGCGGGGCAAGTGGAAGCATTATATCATCTAAAAATGGCACGTGGTGGGATCCTACCACAAGTAAAGTTATTTACGGAAACGGTCTTTTTGTGGCTGGAGGTTTAAGTGGATATGTAAGAACATCTACAGACGGCGTTGATTGGACAATAAGAACTCCTAATACATCTTCAAATATTGTTTCAGGTATATATGCAAATGGACTTTATATGATTGGTGGAGTAGGTGGAGTTTTACGTACTTCTACAGATGCTACAACGTGGACAACTCAAACTTCAGGAACAACTTCAACTATCCGCGTGTTAACATATGGAAATGGCGTTTATTTGTATGGTACTGATTCTGGTCAGGTAAGTAGTTCAACCAATGGTGCGTCATGGACAGCAAGAGTAAATAATGGTTGGACGGTTCAAGCCATTACATATGGAAATGGCTTATACGTATACGGTGATCAATTAGGGACTATAAGAACTTCAACCAATCTTACTTCATGGACTACAAGAACTTCCGGAACTTCTAGCAGTATCAAGTTTTTAACTTATATAAATGGAACATACATATATACTGCGGTAGGAGGTGTAGCTAAAACAGCTACAGATGCAATTACTTGGTCTGGCGGTTTATATCCCGGAGTTTTAAATACTATAGATGATATTGCAGTTGGAAATAACATATTCGTAGCAGCTAGTTCTAATGGCGTAGGAACATCTGCAAATGTGTTTTCTATTGAATATGCTTCTGGATATAATGTAGCAACAGATTTTTATATTCCTGGTTCGGCTGCGCAGTCTATATACGTAAAGGCAAAATTATGATTTTATATCAAATTTTAGAAAATGGATATTATGGAGGATCTCATGAAACAGAAGATTCTGATTCTCTTCCTTATGGGTACACGCGTATTCCAGTAATAGAATTAATAGATGGTGAATATGCCATATGGACAGGATCTGGCTGGAATGCCACAACGAATCCACCTCCATTAGTTGTAGATCAAGTGCCGAGTGTTGAACAAATATCTTTGAAACAACTAAGATATATTCTCTTGCAGTATTCACTGTTGGCTGGAGTAGACATATATATTAGTAGTATTAGTGGAGATGCTGGAGATCAGCTAAGAATCGATTGGGAGTATTCTTTCAATGTGAAGAGGGGATCACAACTCATACAGCATATATCATCTTACCTAAACAACGATACACCACTTATCGACAAGTTATTTTATGAGGCTTCTCTTATAGAGGATTGAAAACATTATGAAGCGTGAATTGTTAATTGGTTGTGGCAATGACAACCGTAAAAAAATATATTTTAGTGATGAAGATAGAGACTGGGAAAATTTAACCACTCTTGATATTGACCCTAACTGTGGAGCAGATGTAATCCACAATTTAGAAGAAACTCCATGGCCGTTTGAAGATAATACATTTGATGAAATACATGCGTACGATGTTCTTGAACATCTTGGCCGGCAAGGAGACTATAGATCTTTCTTTGCACACTTTTCTGAAATTTATAGAATCCTTAAACCTGGAGGTATGTTGTTTGGTTCAACACCTTCATTAACATCTGTTTGGTTGTGGGGTGATCCAGGACATACTCGATATATTGGTCCACAATCAATTGCTTTTCTAAACCAATCTCAATACACAAAAGAAATTGGCACTTCCCAGATGACTGATTATCGCTGGTTGTGGAAAGGTGATTTTGAATTGTATGATGGCAATGACAATGGCCAAGATTTTCAAATAATTTTGGAGGCTATCAAACCTTCACGAATTACATTCTAACAGGAGTTTATTATGACAAATAAGAAGAAGCCGGTATGGATCAATAGATCAAATGCTACAAACAACACAGCAAGCAAGAAAAAAATCTTTATTGGAACTCCAGCATACGAGGGCAAGGTTTACGTGCATTATGCTATGATGCTACTTGATATGCAAAAAATCTTCGAACAAGCTGGTTTTGAAGTTTTAATTCGTTTGCCAGTAGGCGGATCATTGCTAGTAGCAGATAGAAATAGACTAGTTGAAATGTTCTGGGAGTCAGGTGCAGATTATATGTTATGCATTGATAGCGATTTATCATTTGATCCAAACTATATTACCAGACTCATTCATTTTATGGAAAACACTGAAAAAGATTTTGGCGGAGGTGTATATCCAAGTAGAGATGGCAAAGGATTTAACTTTAGGCCAAATCTTGAAGAAGATGGCAAGATTGTTCAGTGTGAGCAGACTGGTCTTCTAAAAATGGATTACATTCCAGCAGGATGCATGGTGTTTTCAAGAAGTATGATAGAGAAAATGCGCGAGCATTTTCCAGAACTTTACTATGAACCAAGAGACAAAAGAAACCTATCAGAAAATGCTTATTGTTTCTTTGACACTGAGATATGGAATGGCGAATTCTGGGGTGAAGACTACGTGTTCTGCAGACGTATTAGAGAAGCTGGGTTTGATATTTGGGTAGATCCAACAATACATTTCAACCATGCTGGAATTGAAGGTAAGTTAATTGATACTCTGACTGATAAGAGAGAGTTGTCAGAACAATGAGAAAGGTGATGATATGTACACCGATGTATAATAGTCAGTGTACTGCGCAATATACGATTTCTATGGTTAATCTGATGTCCAATCTACATGCAGTAAAAGACTTAGAAGTTACAACCCTGTTTGCACTGAATGAGTCTCTCATTCATAAGACTAGGAATCTGTTGTCGCATTCCTTCTTAAGTACGGACTGTACACATCTGCTATTCATCGACTCTGACATTGGATTCAAATCCGATCAGATCATCAAAATGATGCAAGCCGATGGCGACATTGTTTGCGGGATATATCCTAAGAAGAATATCAAATGGGAATTGGTTCATGAGGCAGTGGTCAATGGAGTTCCGCCTCATGAACTTATAAAGCACGGCGTAGAGTATCTTTATATTCCAGACGAACTCGATACTGATGCCGATCTAGTTGAAATTAGCAGAGCTGGGACAGGAATGATGTTGATTTCAAGAGACGTCTTTGAAGCTCTTTCCGACAAGGTAGACTCGTTTAAACTCGAAGCAAGTATTGAAAACGTATCAAAGACTAATGACGACATCAAAGAATACTTCTTTACATCTGTTGATCCAGACTCTAAAATATACTTACACGAAGACTTTAACTTCTGTAGGTTGTGGAAAGAGAATGGCGGTAAGATACATGCTGCAACATGGGTCGAGTTGAACCATAGTGGGATGTATACATTTGGATAAATAGTTAAAACTTATTCCTATCAACAAAGATGCAAAATGACAACAATAGTATACACATCTACGAATACTGATCTGCAGGTAATCGATACTTTTGTTTTGCCCACTGAGAAGACTGTATTCTACGACATTCACTCGTCGGATGTTGATAACACTTCTATGTCCAGCGTAGTAGTTAATCACAATGGTATTCAGACCTCTGAGACACAAACTACTTTTGCTTTAAGTGGTACGAGACCTGCCGAGTTTGTGACAACTATTGCTAATAATGTTGGAAAGCTATCTGTAACTCCTGATAAAAGTCATACCACATACACTATTGATAGGACTGTAATAGAGAGCACTCTCTACGGTGAGAACACTCTGAGTGGTAGAAATATTAAGACCGCAAAGGGAATGGGACTATACCTGATGGGTAATGCCAACAACATGATCATTCGCCAGAGCAACAATAACTTCTATGGCAATTCTAATACTTATGTGACCGCCGGAGTTCTAGGTACTGTAATGACAGGATCAGAATTGTTCAACGCCAACAATCTTATTAGCTATAATGACAGCGTTGTCAGTGGTAACCTGGTAATCACCTCATCAGGCCAAAGCAAGAGTCACTCTTATGTATTGTTGGCTGTCACACCAGGACTGACATACAGAGTTTCAGCCAATGCTTCTTATTCATTTGCTGAAGTAAGAGGTGCGACTGACTCTAGAGATATCAAGACCAAGATTGTTGTTGGTAGTGAGCTTGCATCTGATAATATTGTATCAAACGAACTTTCTCAAGCCAACACAGCATATAACGTCGACTTTGTTGCAACAGCCAATAGTGTTTATGTTGGCTTTGGCTTTGGTGCTCTCGGCTCTGTGCTTAACCTATCCAATGTCTCTATTAAAGAGATCGTACCTTTTCACACCTACAACCAGCTACAAGGTGCTGTGTACGTCAAATGGAATAGTGTAGCAGCTGGTAGCAATGTTGTATCTATTGGAAATAACACAATTGCAATCCACTCCTCTAATAACGTAATTATTAATACAGTCAACTGTGGTTCTCAGCAAGCAGTAAACATGCTGGCTTATAACTATAGCCTAACAGAAATAAAATACAGTTTCAATGGTGCAGCGCCAATAACCCAATCAGCTACTGTATACAGCAATGCAAAGCAGATGAATATTCAATCTACCATTGAAGAGTTTGGTTATATGAGCGAGCCTGTATCAAACACTGTTCTGACGAGTTTAACAAATGACTAAACCAACACAGTTCTTGTATAATAATATTGATGTCAAGGGCGTTATTGCCAACGGATCCATTGGATCTGCAGGAGAAACACTTCATAGCAACGGAACTGGTGCATATTGGTCAACAGACGACCAAGGTGTGACATCTGTTGCAACTGCTAATGGTCTTTCTGGTGGAACTATTACAACGACTGGCACAATCGGTGTTGTAACCGGTTCGACGTTGACTGTTAACACATCCGGTATGCATGTTAACACTGCCAACCTTTCTGTAGCCACATCTCAGCTAACAGGAGACGTTGCTTTAGGTGCAAATACTTCTGGTAACTATGTAGCCACAATCACTGCTGGTAATGGTATTTCGGGATCCTCTTCAACCGAAGGTGGTGCAGCTACGATTGCAGTCGTTGCTGGGATCGGTGTTGCTTCTAACTCAACAGGTGTACATGTTGTAGCTGGTAATACAACAGTTGTTTCGAATACATCGGGTGTTTATGTTAATGCAGCGGCCCTGCCAATTGCCACTTCACAACTAACAGGGGATGTAGCGCTCGGTGCAAACACGTCAGGCAACTATGTAGCCACAATTTCAAACGCCAACGGTATTTCGGGATCATCTTCGACCGAGGGTGGTGCAGCTACTATCGGTGTTGTAACCGGTTCGACTCTGACTGTTAACACAACTGGCTTGCATGTTAACTCAGCACTATCAATTACAGATCTTGCACTAACAGGTAACCTGATTGTTTCTGGCACAAGAACATATGTCAATACTACAACGCTAGATGTTGGTGATAATATCATTACTCTCAATGGTGATCTAGGAGCTAACCCTCCCACAGAGAATGCTGGTATTGAGATCATGCGTGGTACATCAGCCAATGTACAGTTTATCTGGGATGAAACAAACGATCGTTGGTCGACAAACTCTCAACCACTTGCTATTTCATCTCTTGTGGCTGCAGGCGCTGTATCTGGTATTACAACATTAGCAACTGGTAATACTACGATTACTGGCTTTGCTAACGTATCTACAACCCTTGCGGTAGCTGGTGTCACTACATTTTCCGGTAATGTGGTTTTCGGGTCGGTAGGACTTTCTGCAAACGGTGGCTTTGGTACTGCTGGACAAGTTCTTCACTCTAATGGTACAGCTGCATACTGGGCTGCTGATGATGACACAACTTATACTTTCAGCACAGGTTTGGTTAACACCAGTGGTACGATTACAGTCAACAGCGCATATATTGCTACCATTAGTGCTAACAATGCTTCTTTCTTAGGTGGCACTGCTGCAGCATCGTATCAATTGAACAGTACATTATCAGCCAATGTTGCTACGTTGGCTGCCAATAACGCTAGTTTCCTAGGCGGTACTGCAGCTGCCTCATATCAATTGAACAGCACCCTGTCTGCCAACGTAGCAACATTGGCTGCTAACAACGCTTCTTTCCTAGGTGGCACGGCTGCTGCATCATATCAATTGAATAGTACATTATCAGCCAACGTTGCTACATTATCAGCAGCAGCTGTTGTTAAAACAGTAACAGGAACTACATCTGCTGAGCTTGTACGCGGAAATATGGGCGACAATGATCAGGCTCGTATTCTTATTGGTGCTACTGGTACGAATGCTGGATATCTTGAAATTGCCACAGCCGACGATGGTACAGAGCCTATCTACGTAAGACAGTACAGTGGTGTATTCTCTACACTTACTCGCACAGCTACTTTACTAGATGGTAGCGGTAATACTACTTTCCCAGGTTCGCTATCTGCGGGTAATATTAGCACCGCTGCTACAGCTAACCATATTGTACAAAGAGATTCTAGCGGAGATGATTTCCGTAGATATGGGTTTGCTGATTATTTCAATATGTCTCACGCTGCATCCGGTGCAACTACAGACACAATCTTCTATTCTTCTACTGATAATTACATTCGTAAAAACAATGCTACTGGTTTCAGAGCATCGTTGAACGTACCAACACGTACTGGAGGTGATGCTTCCGGTACTTGGGGTATTAGTGTTACAGGTAATGCTGCAACGGTTGCGGGGCTAACACCATCCGCAAGTGCGGCTGTAGCTAACCGAGTTGTTGTAGCCGATGGTAACGGATATATCTTCAACAACTACTTCAATTCTACTGATAATAGTGTGAGTTCAGGTGTAACCGCTGTAATGGTTAAGGCTGGCGACAACTATTATCGTTCGGGCACAGCCGCATCCATAGCTACGTTTATCAGTGGTCAGACAATGAACATTAGTGGTTCTGCGACATCAGTTACCACTCCAACCTTTGCTGGTGACGCTACAAACAGGGCCGACATCTCAACTCGTGTAGACTCTGGTTTCTATGAGCACGATACTCCTACTACAGCCGAAGGTTGGCCATATAATGGTAGCTGGATGCATATGATTGCTGCTACACACAGCAATGATGCAAACTATTACTCAATGCAAATTGCTGCTGACTTCTTTAGTAACAATCCATTTTATAGATCTGTTAATAACAACGGCGCTACTGCGTGGAGCCGATTCGCTCTTTATGACAATGCATACAGCGGTGAATTAAGAGCGACAGTTTTTAAAGATAATAATGATACCGCATATTATGTAGATCCTGCCTCGGAAAGTGTTTTAAGTACTCTTAGTCTTTTTGGTGAATTGAACCTAAGCGCATCAAGCATTAATTATATTGATCATACCGGTACTATACTTTTCCGCAATCAGACAGGATATGCTACTAGCGCATCTCTTACAACTGGAGGAGATTTTACTGCCGCTGGTAACGTCACAGCTTACTCGGACATTCGTAAGAAAAAAGATATTACAACTATTGAAAATGCTTTAGATATGGTAAGTCGCATGCGAGGTGTACGATTCAAGCGTATTGATACTGATCAATCGGGTGTAGGTGTCATCGCTCAAGAGATGCTTGAAGTGCTTCCCGAAGTAGTACAACAAGGGGTTGTAAATGACGACACTATGTCTGTTGCGTATGGAAATATAGTCGGTGTTCTAATCGAAGCCATCAAGGAGCAACAAACCCACATAAATAACTTACAAGAACAAATCAACACATTGAGAGGTTAATATGGCACTTACATATTCGTGGAAAATTAAGAGTCTGAAGAAGCAGGACGATCCTTCTGCAGAACTCAACGACATTGTAGTTCAAACATACTGGGAATGCACCGGTACGGATGAAGATGGTAACGCTGGTACGTTTGATGGTGCAACACCGTTTCAACCAGATCACGTGGATCCTGATGAATTCACCCCATACGAAGACCTTACCGAGACTCAGGTTCTTGGTTGGATCCAGGACGTAGTCATCGGAAACCCTGGCTACAAGGCTCACGTCGACGATCAGATCCAGAAGCAGATTGACGCTATCGTTCGTCCGGTGGTAGAAGTCAATGCTGATGCCCTCCCATGGGCGCCTCCAGGATCAAACACTACACCTTCAACCCCAACTGCTAATACATAATTCAAGGAGAATATATTATGGCTACTAATCCAGAACTCGACTCAAAGCTAGTTGAAAACCAACAGGCTCAACCAGTTCCTACTGTAAATTTGACAGTGGACGTCAGTGAATTGAACATCATCATGGGTGCACTACAAGAACTCCCACACCGTATTGTAGATCCTGTTCTAAAGAAACTCTTCCAGCAGGCTCAAGCACAGCTAGGTCAACCACAAGGCTAATAAATGGCTTTACCAGCATCTGGTACTATATCGCTTGCAAACGTTAATGTGGAGCTAGGTCTTAGCTCCACAACTACTATTTCGTTGAACCAGGCAAGCGTAAGAACATTAGCCGGTGTGGCCTCCGGAACAATCTCTATGTCCAATTTACTTGGCAAGAGTAATGTATCATTTAGTCCAGATGGCGGCGCTTCTGCTGGAGCTGCCGTTGTGCTTTTAGACGAAGTATACGGCACTGGAACAGCAACTATAACAATTACTTGCAACCAAAGCGCAGTATGGACTTACACAAGGAGCGGGTCATTTGGATCACCCGTAACAGGCTCGCAGACGGCTTCGTCACTAACATTTAATCTTACAAATTCTACAGCGAACTTTAGAAGCTCAACATGGACTGTAAGTGCAACTGCTGGCGGTATTACTAGATATTGGAGTGTTCAACTTTCAGTTGATGGAAGTGCATAAAGACTTCTGATCTTTAAAGGAAATACATTATGAATCAGTTATGGCAGTTTTGGCATGCTTCGTTGAGTGATGCACAAGTGAAGAGTATTATTGACATTGGAGATCAATATCCTACAGCTAATGTAGGTCTTGGGTTTGATGGATCAACACAGAATAAAGACGCCAGATCAAGTGAGATCCGGTGGATTAATCCAAATGACGGACAGAGTAGGTTTGTTGTAGATACGTTGTGGTATTATGCAAACGAAGCCAATAGGAATGCATTTGGTTTTGATATCAACTACCTTCCTGATATTCAGTACACAAAGTATACGGCCGAGCAAAAAGGCAAGTATGATTGGCACTGCGATACGTTCTGGGCAAACCCTACCGCATACGACCGTAAACTTTCGATAGTAATTCAGCTATCTGATCCTTCGGACTATGAGGGTGCAGACTTTGAGCTGGATTCTCAATACACACAAGTACCAGCAGACCAGATGAAAGCAAAGGGCTCGGTCCTGGTATTTCCTTCGTTCTTGAATCACAGAGTGACTCCAATCACCAAGGGCGAACGCCGTTCACTGGTGTCTTGGATCCAAGGTCCTAAGTTTCGATAAATAGATAAAAGAAACCAGGAATGATACCAAATGGCAGTCCCAACAACACGTGCAACATTTAAAGCCTATTGCCTTCGTAAGCTAGGTGCTCCTGTAATCGAGATTAACGTCGACGATGATCAAGTTGAAGATCGTATTGACGAAGCTCTGAAGTATTATTGGGACTACCACTTCGACGGCACTGAGCGCGTCTACTATAAGCATCAGGTTACCGAAACAGATATTACCAATAAGTATATCACTCTGCCTGAGAACATTATAGGTGCTGTCAGTATCTTCAATGTCGGCGACCCTTCTATTAGATCAGACGATCTTTTCAACATTCGTTACCAGATTGCTCTGAATGACTTGTACACCCTCACATCTGTTTCTATGGTTCCATACTATATGGCCATGGAACATCTTTCAATGTTGACAGAAATGTTAGTGGGCAAGCAGCCTATCCGATTCAATCGTCATACCGATAGACTGTACGTTGATATGGATTGGAACACTTTTAACGCAGGTGAGTTTCTACTTGTCGAAGCCTATCAGGTAGTCGACCCCGAAACCTATACAGATGCCTACGGCGATCGCTGGCTTCAGAACTATGCAACAGAGCTGATTAAGAGACAATGGGGTGCAAACCTGACTAAGTTTACTGGTATGCAGCTTCCTGGTGGCGTTAGTTTCAACGGCGAAAAGATCCTTGATGATGCTACAGCTGCAATTGCTAAGATGGAGGAAGAGATGATTTCATCTTACTCACTTCCTATTCTTGACATGATCGGATAATTTGTGGCCGCGTCATTCTACTTCAATAATTTTAACAGTTCTATGGAACAACAGCTGATCGAGGACCTTGTCGTCGAGTCAGTTAGAATCTATGGCAACGACGTGTTTTATTGTCCTCGTAGAATAATCAACCTAGATGAGATCTATGGCGCAGATACTATATCTGAATATAACGAAGCCTTTATGGTTGAAATGTATATCAGATCAGTCGACGGCTATGAAGGGGATGGTGTATTCCTTTCGAAGTTCGGACTAGAAGTAAGAGATCAGATTACATTCTCGATTGCCAAAAGAACCTACGGCCAAGAAGTTGGTGTCAACGTAGGCAACAGTCACCCTAAAGAAGGTGATCTAATCTTTATCCAATTGAATCCGGATCGTAATCAGCTTTATCAAATTAAATACGTAAACGACAGAGCTATCTTCTATCAGTTTGGTGGTCTTCAGGTATACGACCTTGTGTGTGAAGTGTTTGAGTATTCAGGCGAGAAACTCAACACCGGCATTGAAGATATCGATCTGATCCAACGCAACTACACCACTGATTTGTCAGCCTTTGCTCTATTGACTCAAGATGGCTTTGTCATCACAGATCAAGATGGTTATGATATTGTACAAGGTTCATATAGCCTCGATACTCAGACTCAAGATTATAACTCCGACAATGCAGAGTTTGCAGCAGAAGCAGCGGCTGATAATATACTCGATTGGGCTGAGCTAGACCCTTTCAGTGAGGGAGTAGTTTAATGTTTGGTCAAACCTGGTCACATAACACAATACGCAAGTACATAATCCTATTTGGAACTCTTTTTGATAACTTGTATATCACTAGAGAGAACTCTACAGAAGAAACTATCCAAACTCTTAAGATCCCGTTGTCATATGGACCCAAAGAGAAGTTTCTTGCCAGAATCAATATGGACTCTGGTCTAGATAGACCTGTGGCAACAGTACTTCCGAGAATGTCGTTTGAACTAGTTACAATGAACTATGCAGCCGATCGTAAGCTGAATACAATCAACAAGATGAGTAAGATTACTTCAACTGATAAGAATCAGATGCAGTATCAATATTCCCCTGTTCCATATGACTTCTCTTTTCAGCTTGCAATCATGGTTAAAAATGCTGAAGATGGAACAAAGATCATCGAGCAGATCCTCCCATACTTTACGCCAGAGTGGACTGCTACTGTCAATCTAATGCCTGAAGTTAGTGGTAAGTATGACATACCCATTGTTCTGAATGATATAACATCTGAAGACACATATGAAGGAGACTTCACAACAAGAAGAGCTCTGATTCATACGCTGACATTTACTATGAAAGGATACCTATTTGGTCCTACTCGCAAAGCAGAAGTCATCAAAGAAATAGATGTGAACATTCGTATTCCTCAGGAAACAACTGTTCCTTTGGTTGCCAATACACTCACAGGTAAATCAGCTATAATCAATATACAGCCTGGTATGCTTGCTAATGGTAGTCCCACTTCAAACGCTGCACTATCTGTGGCAAACGATCAGATCAGCGCCAATAGCAACTATGGGTTCCTAATTGACTTTACGGAGAACATGTAATGTCAGATATCGATAATGCTTTGGGTCTTAATCCCATTACTATATTTGCAGAATCTAAAGATCATTATCCCGCAATTCGTGATGAAGGTCAACAGGAAAATGACCTCAATTTTGTAAGAGAGAATCTTTATGATGCTGTGGTGAAGAGTCAGGCTGCAGTTGAAGATATGATTGCAATTGCGCAGCAGTCCCAGCACCCTAAGGCATACGAAGTTCTTAACTCCCTAATCAAGACGTTTGCTGATGTGAGCTCTGGTATCATTGATATACAGCTCAAGAAGCAGCGTCTCCAAGGTAAGCAGGCTACTGAGGATACAAAAACAGTCAACAACAATTTGTTTGTTGGATCAACAGCTGAACTTCAGAAGATGCTTGACGACCTCAAATCTAAAGATTAATAATGTTTGAAAAAGGTTATAATGGGAACCCCCTTTTAAAGAAGGCCCGCCGAGAGATCCAATGGACCCAGGATATGGTCCAGGAGTGGCTGAAGTGCGCTCAAGATCCTATCTACTTTGCAGAACGCTACATTAAAATTGTTCACGTTGATCGTGGACTGATCCCCATTATCCTTTATGATTATCAAAAAGAAATCATTGTAAAGCTGACAAACAATCGTCGTGTCACGGTTGTCACTTCTCGTCAGGCTGGTAAGACTACCACAGCAGCAGCTATTATCCTACACTATATTTTATTCAACGAACATAAAACTGTTGCCCTCCTAGCCAATAAAGGTGATGCGGCTCGGGAAATTCTCGATCGTATCAAGCTGGCCTATGAGTCTCTTCCACAATGGATGCAGCAAGGTGTTGTAGAATGGAATAAGGGATCCATCGAACTTGAGAACGGATGTAAGGTTCTTGCAGCCGCTACTAGCTCTTCAGCCATTCGTGGTAAGTCTATATCGCTTCTGTACATTGACGAAGCTGCATTCGTCGAGAACTGGGACGAGTTCTTTGCTTCTGTTTTCCCTACAATTTCATCTGGTGAAACTACAAAGATCCTTTTCACATCTACTCCAAACGGACTGAACCACTTCTATAAGACTTGTATGGGTGCCAAGGAAGGCACTAATGGTTATCAATTTGTAGAAGTGCCGTGGCAGCAGGTTCCTGGCAGAGGAGCAGAATGGCAAAAAGAAACTCTTGGAGCAATGGACTTTGATCTCGAGAAGTTTGCTCAAGAATTTGA